GGGCGGTTCCAGTGTTTTTGCCTCGTTCAAACAGACAGCGCCTGGCTTCGCTTCTGGCGAAGGCAGCATGACCGTGCTGTTTAGCAAAGACACCTCCTCAGCCGCTAACCGCTTGCTGGCTAACACTATGCTGCGGGATCAGGCAGGCGCTATGGCCTCGTTCTATATCGATGCCGTGTGCGGGCCCAATGGCGTAGATAACGACGCCTCGAACTACATCGAGGTACCAATCTCGCTGAACGGCTTTGAGATCACAGTGAACACTGAGGACGCTGTTGAGGCGACCATTAACTTCGGATTTGCTGGCCAACCGAAGGTGTTGTTCGGTGTGAAGCTGGCTGGCTAATTAGCCTGGTCTAGTCAGCCTCTTATCCCGTGGCTGACGGGGCAGGGGTTTCCGTTCCCCTGCCCTCCTAAACTTGTTAGGTAACGGGATTTACACCAATGCGCCTAATTGATCAGTTGGTTAAAGCTGTCGATATGACAGCGGTTGAGAAGACGATTGAAGTCAACGATAAGGAGTTCACTTTCTGGGTTACGCCATTGACGGCTGCAGAACGTGAGAAGGCATTGAAGGAAGCAGGCGACGGCGCAGCACAGTCCAGCCGCTTTGCCATGAGCTTGATCATTAGCAAGTGCAGAGAGAAGACTGGGCAGGCTTGCTTCATTCCTGCTGATGCAGCGCGGCTGCGTCGCGAACTGCCTAGCGCTGTCTTTGACCAGCTGCTAAGCGCTGTCATGGGCACTGAAGACGAGGAGGCAGCCGAGGAGTCGGAAGACAAAAGCGCCGGAGAAGAAGCTGAGTGAGCAGATAAAGGATGATGCCAAGCTGTTTTTTCAGCTGTACCTAGCCCAAGAACTGCACATGACGCTTGGCGATTTGCGCGAGCGGATTACTGACGAGGAGATGCTGCTTTGGTCTGCTTACTTTGAGCTAAGGAACAAGCAGCAAGAGGAGCAACAGCGAAGGGCTATGAGCCGCCGCCGTTAAACTTGGCTTACGCCTAGGGAATGCTGTGGCTCAAGTCAATCTTGATGTTGTCTACAACGTCAAGGGCATGCAGGCCCTGAAGCAGAGCCAAGTGGCAATGAATCAGGCGGCGGCTGCCGCTAACGGGGGCGCAAACAATATCCGTAAGTACAACAGTGCTTTAACTGCGAATGGTGCAGCAGCAACAAAGTCGGCGACAGCTAACGCTGCAGCGTCAAAAGGGTTTAGGGCGACTGGCTTTGCTGCAACGTCTGCCTCAGGCGGGGTCAACAGCTTTGGTATTGCACTTTCTGCAGCACTAGGTCCAATTGCTGCCATCACGGGTGGATTGGCTCTGATAAGCAAAACGATCGGCATCTTTAGCGATCGGCAGAGAGACGTAGCTGTGCTGCGAAACGGTCTTCAAAACCTTGGGCAAGCAGGCACGTCAGCGCTTGATGCATTGCAAGCTTCAGCCGACAAGCTTGGCAAGACGACGCTGTTTGACGAGGAAGATTTCACGCGAGGGTATGCGCTGCTTACGTCGTTTAAGCAGATCGGCGTTGACTCCTATGAGCGCGTAGCTAAAGCTGCGTCTGATATGTCAACGATCATCGGGAGTGACCTGAATAGCAGCCTGCTGCAGCTGAGCAAGGCGTTAGAGGATCCGGCCAGGGGCCTGACGTATTTGTCTCGCTCTGGCACAACTTTTGAGGAGCACCAAATTGAGCTGATCAAGACGTTGCAAGCGTCCGGCAACATTCTTGGCGCTCAAGCGGAAATCCTGAACGTCGTTGAGGGGCAATATGCCGACGCGGCTGAGGCGGCGGGTAGCGCTGGCTTTGCCGGGTCAATGGACAGCGCAGGTGAGGCAGCAAGGGATCTTGGCGAAGCCGTCGGCAAAATCATTGTTCCTGCGCTTGAAAACTTTCTCAAAACGATTACGCCAATCATTGATAAGCTCGCAAAGTTTATTAATTTAGTTGCGGAGATTCCCGGCGTTCTTAGTGGCATTGAAGGCGCAACAGGTGGCTTGGCATCAATGTTTGACAAGCCAAAAGAAGACGCAAAAGACCTAAAAAAGACTTTAGAAGAAACGCCTGAACCTATTGACAAGTCAGCACAGTTAGTGGAAACGCTGACGAAAAACCTGGCAGCAGCTAAAGCAAAGTCGGCAAGCTTCGAGACAACGCAAAATGCGGCATTGAGGAATGCCAATACGTTGGCCCAGGCCAGGCTGACAGCAGAGAAGCAGATGCTAGGTGTTCAAAAAGAAAAAGCCCAGATGGAGCTAGAGGCAGCGAAGACTGAGCAAGAGAAGATGGCAGCAATTGAAGCGATCTATCAAGCAACTGTTGCTCAGGCCAAACTTGAGTATGAAGAAACAAAATTAACTCTACAGGCTCAAGTTAAAAAGCTTGAAGTAGCCCGCGATCTTTTGGAGCTTAAAGTTAAGGAGGCTCAAATTGAAGTTGGCTTAGCGAAGGCGCGCAAAGAGGACGCAAAAGCAGCCATGCAGGCAGTGCAAGTTGCGATGGAGGGCTTGGCAATTGCTAAATCGCAAATCGTTACACAGAAAGCAGCTAATGAGGAACTATTAAAAGCAGCGGCTGCCGTCAGAGATCAGAAGATTGCAGCGGCTGGTGTTCTGAAAGAGCAGCAGCTCCAAGAATTGCAGCAACAAAAAACCAACCAAGAGATTGATAAAGGCGTGCAAAAGATGGGTCAGTTGGCGTCAGCAGCCAATAGCGCAGCAGCTGCAACGCAGGGAGTGGCTAATGCTGCTGCAGCGGCTGGCGGTGGTGGTGGTGGCGGTAAGAGCACTACTAGTGTTTGGCACGGTGATCAGGTATATGACAAGTACAAGCTCGACGATGCAGGCAACATTGTCCGGACCAGCGAGGAGGAGCAGCGGCGTCAGATGAACGCTGCGCACCTTGGGATGCTTAACGCACAAGCCAATAGAGAGCAGGTAGATGATTTCATGAAAAACTTTGATTGGCAGAGGTTCAAAGAATCTGGCGGAAAGGATCGTGGGGTTTATTTCCCGAAAGGCAATGGGGGCAGTAGGGGAGGTAGTACTGCATCGGCTTTCGCAACGGGGGGTTATGTCACACAGGCAACTGAGGCAGTTGTTGGCGAGGGTGGTGAGCCTGAATACATCATTCCAGAGTCCAAGATGGCTGGGGCTATGCGTCGATATGGCAGCGGCGTACGTGGCAATAGCGTGATTCCAGATTCTGGAGTAACCATCAATTACTCAGGCAGCACCGTCAATTTCAACGGTGATGACTACATCAAGCGTTCTGATGTTGGAGGCATCGTTAAGAGCGCAACAAACGCAACAATGAACACGCTCACGCGCAGTAGTGGCGCACGCCTGGGCGCTGGTCTCTGATGGAATCAGCAATTGCCGTCATGCTGAAGTTTTACAAAGATGACGTTAACCATGCCTTCTGGCAGAACTTTTGGGTCAATGAGGCAATCAACGGCGTTGCCTTTGTTAATTTCAACGTTGGCGATATTTTGATGAACCGCACCGCAGACGAGGGCGGCATCACGCTAAGTCTGCCAGCCACTAGGGCGCACCTGGAGTTTTTAGAAACTGCCATTGCACAGGAATATCTTTGTTTAGTGCAAGTGATAGAAATGCCTGTAAGCGCAACCTATGACCCAGCCACTGGCACGCTGATCGCACAGTTCGTTGGCGAAGTGGTGAATATGCAGACCGACCTAACCACAATCGAAGTTGAGCTAGGCGCTGCGATGGATGCGATTAGCGGTGACATTCCTGGCCGCAAGATCACGACTAGCCTTGTGGGGAGGTTGCCGAGTCTGTGAAATACGCTTACCCCCAGAACCCAACTCATGCTGTTAGCGCAATTAAGCGTTATGACGAGTCAAGCGATAGCAGCACAAGCCAAGCAAACCTTGAGCGTGCGCAAGACATCGCGGTTGTTGGCGAGACCGTTCCGCTGATTTATTGCGACCGTAAGGACTGGGGCGGTGAGCTTGGTGTTAATGGCGGGGTGTGGCTAAGTCCAAGGCTGATTCAACTTGGCGTCAGACAAACTGATTTGTCAATGATGTACCTGCTGAGCCAAGGGCAGGTCAGCGCTATTGATCGCGCCAAGACCTTCTGGGGATATAGCAAGATTGGCGATGTAGACCCTGATTCTGAGGTTTGTACGGCTTATGAAGATGTACCAGCTTGCTTAGATCTGGACTATGACCCAGGCGGCTCTATTAACTGGACAGAGATCATTAACCGTCCAGGGCCTGGGCCTAGTCAAAGCGGGTTTACTTATTCAACCCAAACAGATAAGGCGGTTAAGGTGACGCTGAATTTTAGCGTTGATTGCCAAGTAACTTTCAGCGGGGCAATTGTTTGTGGCGCTGATTGGTCTAATACCTGGAGTGAAGGTTGGCGGCCTGATAGCAACAGAGGCTCATGCACTATGGGCGGGGATTGGCTTGAGAAGCGAAAAGATTACGCCGAGAGCGGCGCTAGCAGTGGCGATTATTACCGCAACAAAGGCTTTAATGTTCAAGTAATTGATTCGTACGAGAGAAACCCGCGGTGTACTTCTGATGGCATTTCTTACAACAAAACATTTCTAGTGACTACGGCTGGCATGAATAAGAATGCAGCATTGTATTTTACATCAGGCGTGTTGTATAACTGGAGCGTTGTAAGCGAAACAGACGGCAGTGTTTTACAGCAGGGTCAGCAGTGGTTAAATCATGGCAGCAACACTTTTGAGGTTGATGGTCTGCCGCCTGATAAGTACCAAATCCAGTTCAGTACTGCTCAGTTTGGTTGGACGGGCGCAAGCAGCTATTGCCTTTTGAGCCCTAGCGAAAACATGCCTCAGCAAGTCGCTGCATACCAAAATGCATCGATGGGCTACAGCAGCTCAGCACCTGGCAATGGTTCGCTAAGCGGTACAAGCCAAGCCACTGAGGTTGTTTACAACACGCTGGACTTTCCAGAACTGCCAGGCGGTGATCAACAGATTGTTGGCGGCCTGTCAGATCTGACGATGTTTGGCATTCGCGGAAATGTCAATCTGCTACGCCCTGAAGATGGCCCTGATTATTTTCTGCAATCACACGTTTTTGTTGAGCAGGGAATCCAGGTTGAGCGCTTGATGACAGGTGACGTTGGGGCCAGTTCAATGTATCCCGACCTTGTTTATTACCTGATGCAAAAAGCAAAAGTGCTGCAAGAGGATCAGATTGATAAAGAAGCGTTGCGGTTGGCGTGCAAGCTTTGCCAAACCTACGGGATGCACTTTAACGGGGTTTTACAGACGACTAATAGCTTGTCGGAATGGATGACGCGCACGTCGCCTTATTTCTTGCTGACACCTAGGCAGGTTGATGGCAAGTACGGGCTATGGCCTGTCTGCCCAATGAATGCCGCAGGCGAGCTGTCGCGTGATGCAGTGCAGCCAGCCATGGTGGTCACGACTGACGACATTGCCGTTGGGTCATATAGCCGTCAATACATGTCACCAATTGATCGCAGGCCAATTTGCTTAGTCATGGTTTATCGAGATCAGCCCGTGGAAGCTGTTGGCCAGACCGTGACTGTTGAAGTGCGGTATCCAGGTACAGCGCTTAGTGGGCCATTTGAATCGCATGATCTGACCGAACACTGCTGCCGCCCTGAGCAGGCTGTTTATGCAGCGCGCTACATCTTGGCCAAGCGTCGTTTTACGACTCACACAGCGTCATTCACCCTGGGAAGGCGTGCTGCTCAATTGAAGCCTGGCGACATTGTGCGCGTTGACCTTGCGCTACAAACCACTGATGGCGAAGGCATTACTGACTCAATTTTTTATCAGCTGGAATCACTGCAGGAAGGCCAAGGCGGTCAAGTGATTGTTGAGGCAACGCATTTTCCCGTTGACGAAAATGGCGTTAGCGTTGTCGCAAAGGAAACTCATGAGGGCGCGGTCACGATCCAATGAGCCAGTTCCCAGCACTTAGGCCATCCGGTCGCCGCTTTACGCCAGGGCTGCCACCTGTTACTTCCTTTCAGTCGTTAAGCGGTAAAGAGACGCGTGTGGTGACTGGTTCGGTTGCTTTTGGGCATACCGCGAGCTTGACGTTCCAAAACCTGCTAGAGCCTGCTGTAAAGAGCATTCTTGATCACTTCTACGGCCAACAAGGCACTGTTTTGAGTTTTACGCTCCCATCTGCTACTTGGGCGGGATGGACCGAATACACGGTGGGCGTTGCTGCAGATCAAAAATGGCGCTATTCCAGCCAGCCCGATATCACTGCAGTTAGCCCCGGTATTATGTCTGTAAGCGTTAGGTTGGTGTCCCTGGCATGAGTCAGAAACAATTCACCGGCATTGACGGAGCGCTATACGCTGACGGGAACAAGGTCGCACGGGTTAGCGCCTGGAGTTTTGCAGCGTCTGCTGCGGTGTTGCCCACTACAACGCTGGGCGATTACGCCGCCACAGCTGTTTATGGCGTTCAAAGCTTTAACGGTAACTGCTCGATTTATTACTACGAGGGCGACGCTGGGGCAATTGATGGGTCTGCGTTGATGTCCGATGTGTTGCGGACAACTCAGACGCCTACGGAGCCGACGCATGAGCTGGTCTTGCGTTACGAGAACGGCGCAGCGATGCATGAAGTCAAGTTCAAATGCCTGCTTAATGCAGTGAACATTGGAGCTACTGCTGGCGAGATTGTTGGCGCTCAGATCACCTACACCGTAACCGGGCCGCTGCAGACAGCGACCATTGCCTGATGGCTATTTGGATGGGCGAGGCAGGGGGCTTGCGCCTTGAACGCACAGCCTCTGGTGCTTTGTATGCCGAGATTGGCCCAGCTGATGTTGATGTAGGTAGCAACCGTTTTTCGGTTGACCGTGTTACCAGCAGCTTGATCACCGGGGACTTGGTGTGGATCAAGCGTGTTGATGAGCGAGGGCAGCCGGTGCCTGAGTTGCTGGATTTTGTTAGCGCCGATGGCTGGGCTAGCGGGCAGCAGTTT